CCAGTTACCCTCTCCCGCGGACCCGAGAATCGTTGTGGCGCAAGGCCTTTCGGACGTGTGGCGAGCGTGCGAATGGACAAAAGAATTGGCTAATTCAATTCCAGACAATGCAAAATGGCCTAGATATATGTCTTATCCGCATCCAGACGCAGTTGGCACATATGGCGACGAAGTCGAAAGAATGGCGGAGAAAAGGCGCAATAAACCGCTGAGATGGTGGCAAAGATTGGCGGCCAGGCGAATTCTGGAGCACGATAAGAATGGCGCATTGTGCTGGTCTGAATGGATGCTCACCCTCTCCAGGCAGGGTGGTAAATCGTGGTTAATGTGCGAATTGGCAATGTGGCGAATTGAGCACGCTGACCTGTTGGACGACGCTGACCAGCTGGTGATGCACGTCGCTGACAAGCTGCAGACCGGGGATGAGGTGCAGGCCTACGCCAGAGCCTGGGCCAAAGCGCAGCCAGGCTGGAAGGCCTCAGAGCAGGCTGGGCAAAAGCGGGTGGAGGCGCCCGATGGCAGCCGCTGGCGCGTGTTCAGCAAGGACACCCCCTATGGCCAGTCGGCTGGGCTGGCCCTGATTGATGAGGTCTGGGCGCTGCACGCTGCCATTGTGGAGGATGGCATTGAGCCGACACAGATTGAAAGGCGTTGGCCCCAGCTAGGTTTGCTGTCCACAGCGCACCCCAGGGCCACCAGCCTGTTTATCGACAGGCGCGCCACCGCGCTGGCTGGCGGGTCCATTCTGCTGCTGGAGTGGAGCGCCCCCAGCTACCTGGAGCTGGATGACCGGGAAGGCTGGCGCATGGCCAGCCCCCATTGGTCAGAGCAGCGGGAGGAGAAGATTGAGCGCGCCCTGCAGCGCGCCCTGTCCACGCGCTCCAGCGCCCTGAATGAGCAGGACCCCATTGCCACCTTCCGTGCCCAGTACCTGAACCAGTGGCCGCAGCGCTCCACCAATGACGTTGCCCTGCCTGGTGAGCCGCTGTTCGCTGGCGACACCTGGCTGCAGCTCGCTGGCCCTGCCGACCCTGAGGGGCCAGTGGTGTTCGCTGTTGAGGACTTCGCTGGCGTGGCTGTGGCTGTCGCTGCGGCTGGCAAGGACGCCAGCGGCACCATCACCCTGGAGGCCTATGTGCTGCCAGGGGATCGGCGCATGGCCTATGAGTGGATAGCGCTGCACTCAGCGGCCAGGCCTGGCAGCTCGCTGGTGATCGGCGCCGCGCTGCAGCACGACGCGCCAGTGCTGGAGCTGGGCGCCTCGCTGCTGGTGCAGCCCATGACGTATGGGGATACCAGGGCTGCGCTGTCGCTGCTGCGCCAGGTGGGCAACCGTCGTGGCCTGGTGCACGCTGACTCCCCTGAGCTGGACGCGCAGATAGCTGCCTGCAGGCTCACTGACGGCACCGCAGGGCTGCGCGTGGTGTCCAGTGGTCGGTGGGACGTGATCAGGGCAGCAGCGTGGGCTGTGGGCGCAGTGGAGCGCGAGAGACGAAACGCCCCAAGCGTCTATTAGGAAACGCTGGGGGAATGCTTAGATGGCTTTATCCGCACATACCAGACAGAGGGGCAACGCATGGCGACAAAGCGCAGGACAGCTGCAGAGAAGCTGGCAGAGCAGCATCACCAGGAGCTGCTGGCAGCCATCGACAAGATGACTGATGAGATGGTGGAGTGCCGCGACATTCAGCACAGCTACCGCAAGTGGGCCACCAGGTGGCTGGCGCAGGAGCGCGAGTATGAGCGGCAGCTGAAGTGCCTGCGCTGCGGCACCATCAGAGTGCAGCGGGTCAGCGAGCGTGGCTACCTGCTGGGCAGCAGCTATGAGTACGCAGAGGGCTACCTGGTGAAAGGCCTTGGGCGCCTTGACCAGGACGACAGGGGCGCCATTCGCCTGCAGTCAGTGCTGGGGGACCTGGAGAGGAGTCACGCAGATGCCGGATAGCAACGGGCCAGAGATTGTGCTGGGAATCATGGTGTTCAGGGAGGGTGACGAGCTGGCCTGCGCTTCCAGAGGCGAGCTGCCCCACGACATAGACCCCAGGGAAGTGGCAGCGATCCTGTACGCGCTGGCTGATGAAGTGGCGCAGGTGCAGCCGCGCGTCCCTCTGCACAGGGAGAACTAGCCAATGATCAGAGGCATTGTGATACCCGCTGATGGCGCTGTGCAGCTGGTGGAGCTGGGAGAGACAGACACTGAGCAGCTGCGCACCCTGCAGGAGATTGTTGGCGGGTATATCGAGACTGTGCCGCTGTCGCCTTCAGCCCCAGCAGTGACCATGTTTGCGAATGAGGATGGGGTGCGCCTGCAGCTGCCAACGAACCTGGTGGCCTGCATGCTCACTGGGCGCCCCATCGTCGGCAGCGTGGTGCTCGCTGGCGCAGCGACGCACAGCGGGGCGCTGCGCACCATCCCAGACGACTGGAGCAGCTACCTGGTCGGCGCCCATGACTAAGCACTGGCTGTGGCGGCACGTGGTGACGCTGGCAACCATCATCCGTTACCGCATCACCAGGAGGCGCTGACATGCGAGAAATGGTCTGGAACAAGTGGTGCGACGCCTGCTACTCAGATGGGCAGGCCAAAGTGGCTGCGCTGCATACCTTTACGGTGGGCGCTGTCGTCGGCGAAACGCGGCCAGGGCTAAAGGTGCTGGAGCTGTGCGAGCAGCACGGCAAGCTGGTCACTGACCTGCAGGCGCTCATGGCTGAGACTGGCCAGCTGCCTGACTTCGCTGCAGCAAAGCCAAAGCCAGCCCCAGTGGCCACCAGCACGCCCTACGCGCACAGGCTGACTGTGTGCCCCATCTGCAGGGGCGAGTACGCCAGGAACGGCATGGTGAGCCATGTCTGGCGGGCGCACCGCACCGACCAGCGCCCTGATTACCAGGGGCGCTGTCCTGACTGCGGTGAGGACCAATTCACAGGCGCTGGCCTGGCTGCCCATCGGCGCACTGCCCATGGCTATGACGCCCTGGAGGATGCCCTGTCAGGGGTCAAGGGCTACACACCCAAACCCTGAGGGCGCTACTGTCAGGGCGCGCCAGCATCCCCGGACACTTATGCTGGCGCGCCCTACAGATGCCCCAGGAGGCGCGCGAGATGGGAAACACCACAGGAGGCCTGCCCTGGCCAGAGCCCAGCGCTCCTGTCAGAGATGGTGCTGTGGCCATCCGTAACCTGGCTGAGTCGGTCGATACGCGGTATGGCAGTAAGAAAAAGCACTACATCAATTGGGATGGAAACACCGACGTTAACGGCCTGTTCAGCATCGCTGTGCCGACAACCAGCGTGATCTATGGGTGTCTGGTCCAGGAGCGAAACACTGGCAATGACGCCAACATGAACCCCATCTATATCCGCTGCTACAACATCGACCAGGCCAGCCATCGGCTCAATTGCCGCGCATTCCTGCTCAATCCCTGGGGTGTGGTGAGCAGCGGCGCAGTCAGTGTCTCCACCATCTGCTGGACCGACACCTAGGAAACCTGCGCACCTCAGCGATACCCTTTGGCCTCATGGACCCTACTGAGCTGCCCAGCGGCATCCTGGTGCCCTCTGCGCGTTCACTAGGGCCACCTGACCCCCAGTCATTGCCCCCGCGCAGTGACGTGGTGCCCAACAGCAATGACCCAGTGGGGACCGTAGGCCCTGCGCCGACTGCCGACAATGCAGGCGTTGGGGCGCAGCACGTGATGTACCCAGCTGCTGACCCCCCGCTGGAGGCCAGCGCGTGGGCTGGCTGGCCAGTGGAGTGGAGCACCCCCAACACAGCCAGCCCACTGACCGGGCGCTGGGGGTCGGACGCTGACATTGTCTGGACCTGCATAGACCTGAATGCGCGCATTGTCGCTGACATGCCTGTGTTTATGACCAGGCAGCTGCAGCGGCTGACTCCCCTGCCCTGGCTGAGTAATCCACAGTCTGAGGTTTACAGCCACTGGGGGGAGTTCATGCGCCAGGTCTGGTGGAGCTTCCAGGCCATTGGAGAGGCGTTCATTGTCTGCACCAGCCGCTACGCAGACGGCACACCGCGCACCTTCATGATGATGGACCCCGCCTATGTGTCGGTGGACCTGGTGGATGGGGTGCGCCGCTACGCCATTGGCGCTGAGGATGCCACAGACGACATGCTGCACATTAGGTACATGTCCTGGCCCAGTGACTGCCATGGCCATGGCCCCCTGGAGATAGCTGGCGAAAGAGTGCTGGCTGCAAAGACTTTCATGCGCTTTGCCACTGAGCTGGCCCAAAATGGTGGCGTCCCATGGGCTGTGCTCAAGAGCAAGTACAGGCTGGGCAAGGCGCAGGCGAATGAGCTTAAGCAGCAATGGATCACCAGCGCCCGCAACAGGATGGGTGCGCCCGCTGTCCTGGATAATGAGATGGACCTGCAGGTGCTCCAGGTGCCGCCCAAGGACATGGCCCTGAGCGAGCTGCAGAAATTCTCAGAGGCGCGCATTGCCACGCTGCTGGGGGTGCCTGCCTACCTGGTGTCATTGCCTTCAGGCGCCGATGCCATGACGTATAGCAACGTGGTGAGCCTGTTTGACTATCACTGGCGCGCCACGCTGCGCCCGCTGTCCCGCTTCATCACCAGGGCGCTCAGCGCATGGGTGCTGCCTGTCGGCACTGACCTGGAGCTGGACCCCTCCAGCTATGTCCAGCCTGGCCCCATTGAGCGCGCGAATTTCTACAAGATCATGGTGGAGATGGGCGCCATGACCATTGAAGAGGTGCGCCTGGCTGAGCGGCTGAGCAAGATTGATGAGCCCACCACCGCGCCCGACTCTGGAGAGGTGTTCAGCAATGCCGGTATCTGAGATGCACTACAGGGCATGGCCTGTGGACCTGGAGCTACGTGACAACGCTGAGGGGCTAACGGTTTCCGGTCTGGTGGTGCCCTATGACAGGGAAACACCCATTGAGGAGGCGCGCCCCGATGGCGTCATTCGCTACCGCGAGGCTTTCGCTCCTGGCGCCTTTGACAGGGCACTACGCGCACCCAACAGGGTCACGCTGACCTATAACCATGACGTGGCCATGTCGGCGCGCATGGGGTATGGCCTGGCCTTCGCTGAATCGGCGCAGGGGCTGGTGGGCACATTCAGGCTGGACAGGTCCAGTGCCGACAAGGCCAGGGACATTCTGGAGTCATCGCACGCCGCGTTCAGCGTGGGATTCTTCAGCCTGGTGCCAGCAGCTGGCAGGGAACGCCCTGACCAGCTGGTGGTGCGCCGCAGCGTGATCCTGGACCACGTGGCCGCTGTGGTGG